AAAAAGTATCCGTTGTTGCCCCCACCTACGTGTAAGTTTTCTACATTAGCAATGGTAACATTACCACTTAACTCAATGGGGCTATATTTGGTAAGAATTTCGGTATTGTTTGGGTCAGGGTCCCCTACACGATTGGAATCATTTCCAATAAACAATCTGCGCTCATCGTCTGCCCAACCGAACTCACCCGCACTTAATTGAGGCAAATCAATTAAGTTACCTGTCCTTACTTGGATTTTACTTATTTGGATAATTGACATAGTATATCTTTTATAGTGATATACTTATTTATTCAATTATGCAACGTGTAGGGTTTGTTTTTCCTCAAAGTATTGTTCTAAACGATCCCACATCATTCTGTTGAATCGTTTCCAATCATCACCTTGTAAAATAAATTCCTGATATAATGGTGTTTGGTTGTTGTCAGGTTTAACACACATCATAATAACACCTTGACTAATATTAGTACCATGTACTTCATTATGTGCATTAGCATAAAATACTAACTGAAGAAAATACCCATCAATATATTCACGTTTTTTAGGTTTATTAGATTGTTTAAAGTCAATAATACTAGGAATACCTTTATGTACACCAACACAATCAGTAGTACCTGCATATAATTGTGGATAATATAATGGCACCTCTACACCCCAAAATTCTTGACAATGATTTAATCCACCATGTATAACTTGTTCTGCCATGTGCCAACTATCATGGTGCATGAAATTAGATGACTTAGGTGGTTGTACACCATCTTTAATATATCGTTCTAGATAAGTGTGCATTTTAGTACCACGATTTGCAGCTTCCGTAGTAATTTGCTGTGCTTTTTCTGCACCTACACGTTTTTTCCATTCAAATAATGCACGTTTTTCTTCTTCAGGTTTAGTAGCATCAAGTATGGTTGTTACTGAAGGTAGCTTACCTGCAGGTGTATCATAGTGTCTTTTGCCATCAATGTTGACACGATTAAAAGTGGTATAGTTAAATTTTGGGTTGTACATTATGTTTTAGATTTTATAATAATTTATTAAGAATGTCAACCAATTAGGATAAACTAAACAGTAAAACTTTCGCCACAACCACAACGACTTTTTTCGAGTGGATTGATGAACTCAAATCCTTCGTTTAATCCTTTTTTCTGATAATCTACTTCTAATTCATTGAGATATACATGGTGCTCAGGTTTTGTATAAACGTGTACACCATATGATTCATGTATAGTCATACCAATTTGAACTTGGTCAACATATTCTAGGGTATATGCTAAACCACTGCAGCCTGTGGTTTTTACACCGACTGCGATTCCTATTCCACGCCCACGGTTTTCTAATAATGTTTTAACTTTGTTTGCTGCTACTTCAGTTAACCTAATCATGCTTACATTGATTTTGTTGCTTTTATCGCTTTATCTTTAACAATTTTCGCACTATCATCGGTAGGTAATGCGTCACTGCCTTTATCAAGACCCTTAAAAGAAACTCCTTTATCAAAGTCCGAAATAATATTTTTAATAGGATCATCTTGGATTATGTCATAAAGGTCATCTTTACTGATATGAATACCATCTTTACCCAAAATATTTAGTACTGAATCAACGCTATAATTTTTCTTTGCACCGCTATCTTCTTGTCGTGCACGTAATTGACTAAGAATAGAGGTGATCCTCACACGTAGAGGATCATCCTGCTCAGTATCTTCTTTGACAAATTCACGAAATCGCACGATTAACGCAACTCTCTACCTGCTCCACCTACTTCTTCCTCATCAGGTGCGGGAAGTTCAGGAATTTCTTCTGCTGCGTCCATGTCTGCGCCTAATTCTGCTGCAGGTGCTGCCATTGCAGGTTCGTCACTAACAGGTGCTGCTGCTCCTGCTGCATCAAACCCTGCTGATGCTGCACGTCCTAACAATACATCTTGTGCGCCTACAATCGATGACTTAGCTTGCGCAATTGCATCTTGTAATTGTGTTAATGCTTCGCTAGCACTTTGGCTAAACTGATCTGCACCTTGTGCACTTTGCTCAGTTTGACGCATTTGTTCTTCAATGGCTGCAAGATCTTTTACACGCATATCACTAACACGCTCAACCATTTTCTGCAACTCTTGAATCATATTTTCTGCTGCCATAACATTAGCTGCAGAAGTAACTGTTTCATCTTCTACAACAATATTTGGTTTAACATTTAAGTCAGAAAAATGATTAGATAACATCTGTTCCATCATCAATAGTTTTAAATATGAACTATCTTTGTGACTTTCATGTAACTTGCTTGTTGAACGAACACCTTGCAATAAAGTACGTACTTTGTCAAGCATTGTTTTCGTTGTACGAAAATCTAGCTTATCTAAATCATATTGCATGTTGTAGTGCTCTTTAAGCGCACGATTAGCAACTTTGCTAGCTTTACTTTCGTTTAGTTCTGTTAATCTCATGTTCAAATCCTTTTTGTTGGCAGTCTTTAGCAACTATAATGTATTTATCTAATTCATCTGTAAATTTACTATGTTTGTCAAACACATTTTGTAACTTAATCCAATGTAATATATATTCATCTAACTTTTTCTTCTTCTTGTACTTTTGATACAATTTTTGTTCCAATGATAATCCATCAAGTAAGTTGTCTAACTCATGTACCCTACTAGCTTCATACATCTTAAAATTTTTATGCAAAATAGCATAAGTTATTGCATGTCTTAATTTAACAAACACAAATTCTTTTTCATCACCACGCCTAATTAGGTAATAATTATCAGTTCTTTTTTTGATAAAGTATTCATTAAAAAGTAGATAGCCACCATCCGTATCAACAATAATTCGATTTAAAACTTTTGGTAGTACGATTTCAGCAATATCTGCTAACTTGTCATAGGGTATTTTACGCATCAATTATTTCAAAGTGTATATTTTTATATTCTTTAGAAGTGTTCAATGTACCTGAAAGTATACCTATTTCTTCTAAACCTTTAATCATAGGTACTGCTTCACAATCAGTATATAGTCCTTCTAACTCATTTTCACCTACTTGAAACACACCATTTTGTAGTACATTAAAGGTAAATGACCACATGGGTACCATACCACTGTTCTTATATTTGTTACCAAAAAGGTTTGATAATTTTTTGTGTTCTTTAATAGGTGAAGAAATTTCCTCAGGTTGGGCACGTATGTTTATACATTGTAGTATGGTTTCAAAGTTTGATTGTTGGCTACCTTTTATACCAAGATCATCTTTTCTATCTAATTTTGCTCTACGATGATTTATTCCTGTTTGAGTTATATCGTATAGCGTTACGCACCTTATCTTCATAAGGATATTTAACGCCAATAAAAAAGCCCCGAAAAAATCGGGGCTAGTATGTATAATATATTATTATATATTATGGTTTAGCTAAATGTTGCACCATTTGATACAGCGATATTTGCTGTGAAGCTGCTATTAGCTGCTTGAATACCATTGGTGATAGCTGTGTCTAATGTAGCTGTTGTCCATGCACGTACAGGATAAACAGCAATTGCTAATGTGTCATCTGTAGCATTTGTGTACTGATACAAATGAATGGTAGCTAATTGCTCGATTGACTGAAATACTGCTGTTGCATAGTCAGCAATCTGTGAACCATTACCTGTGACTGTGAAAAACTCAAGAGCAGGACCTTGTGGCTGTACGGGTACACCACTTGTCATTGCATTGACGTTAGCACTATTAGTATAAGCATTACCTGTATCGTCATCATATACTGCTACGGGTAGAAAATCACCATTAACTCTTGTAAAACCTGCCATTTTAAATCTCCTTATTTTTAAAAGCCATAAGCTCTACATTTATTTATCAAAGTTGAAAAAAAATCGGTTTTTAGGTAATTTGTTTTTGATAGTTGGCTAAAGTACTGTCAATATCCGCAGTTATTTGGTTAAACTGCTGTGGATATTTTGTTTTTAACTTGAGCAAAGAATATAAAACAATGTTTGTAAGTTCATCTTCATTATAATAATTAGCACGTACATTAGTTAAAAACTTATTTACGTTGGTTTTATCATAGTCATCAAACGAACCTACATCACTTGTTGCTGAGCCTGTTCTACTTTTTAATAATTGTTGCTTATAAATTAGCTCTAATATTTGTGCTGCTTCTCTTTCTGCTTCATCTTTTTTATTCTCATTGTATAATTTTTCAATCATTTGAATCTGTTGTTTATAAACAGGATCACTTTTACTTGGATCAAATTTTACAATGGTTTTTAGGTAATTAGTAAAGCTACCTGGGTCTTGTTGTTGTTCAAGTATGGCAGACTCTAATAAAGCATATAAATCACTAAACTTACCTTCAGTCATACCACGTGCTTGTCGTTGACGCACTAAGGTTGGCATAGGTGTTGTATAATCAGGTGGTTTACCACGCCTCATATCAGCTTGTGCTCTAGTAGCTGCCGCAGCACGTTTAGCATCATATCCTGCTATAGATGTAGGTGCTGCCTTTAAATTAGGTGTAGGCAACATATCCTGCTTAGTTTTTTGTTGGACTTGACGCTGTTGTGCAGTGGTTTGTGCTATCTTTTTTGGTCCCACACCCATTTGATAACTAGTTGGTTGATCAACCGTAGTAGGAGGTTGATATCCCGCTAATTCACGTGTTTGTTGTGCCCATGTAGGATATGCTTGTAGTGTAGCTTTGATTTTTGCACTAATAGCTGCATTGTCCGTTTGAATTTTAGACGGATCTCTGCGATCAAGTTGTTGTCTAATTGCACTAAAAACTTGATCCAAATCTTCTAGTACAAAATTATTCATCAGAATTCTTCTTTAAACTCTTTGCAAATTTATCGCTATCACGATTTTTAATGGCAACAAGCAATTTACGCTCTAATATTTCAGCTTGTTCAGGAGTGTAATTGCGTTCAATCACTTCTAATAAATGTATAGCACTTGTAATAATACTGTTGGCACGACTTTCAATAATGTGCTTAGTATCACGTGTGCGACTTAACGCTTCTAATTCTTCTAATAAACTGCGAGTCTTTTTTTCCATGATGTAGTATTTATCTAAAATATTACAGTATCATGAAGAAATACCCTTTATTTGCGCTAGCTTAGCCTTTAGATTGGTACTCATACTTGCCGTAGGTACTTTTACAGATTCTTCAACTTTGCTCTCAATAACGTTACTACCTACCTTAATTTGATCTAAAATATTGGATGTTGTAGTTTGTTGAACATCATTGTCTGATTCATCATCATAAATTCTCAACGTATCAACATTAAATCTTAGGTTCACTTTTTGTCCAACCCCACTACTACTACGTGTTTTCATTAATTGTACTTGATATTGACCACGCTCACGCATGTTTCTACTAGTAAAAATACCAAAAACATTGTCAGCAGTGTTAATTTTACTAATACCACCACTGATATGACTATGATCAAACTCAACTTCTTCAACAGCACTACGGTTTAATTGACTAGCTGTTACAAATAATACATTTAATTCTTTAGCAAAATTACGCAATTCTTCAGATACAAATTTATCCTTTGTAAACAAATCACTTGCACTGATTTTAACAGATACAGGCATTAATAAATCCATATAATCAATACACATAAAGTCTAGTTTCTTTTCAGTTTGTACCTGTAACTCTCTACAATATGATCTAATATCATTAATATTACTTTGTGCAGGTAAGTATTTGACAAACAAGCGACCTGACTTTTTCTGTGCCATCTTAATCTTTAACTCTACATCGTCAATATTTTTAAATATTTCCTTGGTAGCAATGTCAGTCATCATACTATCTATACGCCATGAACATAGGTTTTCACTAAGTTCTAAGGTTATATATACACCATTTAAACCTTCACGTACCCAATTAACTGCTAAATTTTGCATGAATAATGATTTACCTGAACCACTTCCACCCAAAAATAACTGTAATTCACCACGATTAAACCCACCATATAGCTTATTATCAAGCACAGGCCATCCCGTACTCATCTGTCCATTGTTTTGTTTAATCGCTAATAAACGTCCTTTTGGGTCATCAAAATAATCTGTACCTAAGTCTTTAGTTAAACTAATCTGTACTGCATCTTTAATAATTTTCTCAACAGGATCATAGTTACCCTTTTCAAGTAACTCTGCGCTCTTTAAAATAGCACGTTCTAGTTCTTGTTTACGTGTGAACTTTTCAAACTCATCAAAAAACCATTCTGTATCTTGTTCACGCAAGTCTGCAATACGTGTTAACTCAACGGACGTTGTTAATTTAATCTTTTCTACATCAGGTATGACATGATACTTATTTGAAAAATCAATCATAAACTTTACCGTGTCTTTTAATTTACGGTCAAAGTTTTCAGGATTCAATATATTCTGAACACGAACAAATAAGTTAGGCTCAGTGATCATCATTGATAGGAAGAATTTCTGTACGTCTGTTGTATATTCCATTATAGTATTTTATCTTTATAAATTTTTATCTTTGCGGCACTTGTTGTTGCATGTTGAATAATACTTAATAATGTTGGAAAACGACCATATTTAATAACAGCATCATTTACATCTTTAACAGTCTTATCCCAATAAGGAGGAATACTAACTGAATAACCAAGTTTTAATGCTGAATCAATACCACTCATACCTGCTTCATCTCGATCAGGCACAAAAATTATTCTTCGTTCCAACTTTGCAAGTAACCATGATTGTTTTTCGGATACTTGATTGGACATTATAGCACATCCACCAATAGCTAAAGCGTCAAATTGCCCTTCTACTAGAATACATACTTGCCACGTTGGATGTTGTGCGTCCATATTAAACACATATCCTGATTGCTGCTCAGAAATATACTTAGGTTTACGATTATCGTAATATCTACTAGTATACCCCACCATTCTATTATTAAGATAATACGGTATAATTACTCTATCACGATCCCTACCTTCTGCATGTGGAGTAATATAAAAATCATAATCTTGTGGTGTAAACCCACGGTTGTTCAAAAAATCTACATATGGTTGATGTGTACCTATCGTTGGATCTATAGGAATAGCATCTTTGGGTAAAGGTATATCTTTAAATACAATCTCACGTATTTCACGTTTTTGAATAAGTTGCGTTGTATCACGCAATTTCATCGCTTCTATGGCAAGATGCTGTATCTCATCATCGCCCATGCCAATCCATGATAAGAATAATTTAAAATGCGAGGAAAATAATTTACCTGCTGCATAGCCACATTTGAAATTACAATTAAAGCATGAATAGGTTAACTTTTCTTCAGTATGAATTAAACCTCCACGCATCCTTGTATCAGGTCGATGACCACGATGATGACAGCATACCGCATTGGCAGATACCCATCCACCTGATGTACGCTTGGTCTTACGTTGTGACCAAAATTGTAAGGTCTGATTAATGATCGTATTCATGCGCCACAATTATGACACAAAACACTTACGTATTCAACTACTTAGGATTATCTAGCAAGAATTTTAACAACATCACCTTTTAAGTACTGCTGATTTGTTTCAGGTGGTCCACTACCGTAATTTTGAATCGCTAGTCTAACATATGGATGATATCCTGTGATAGTCTCGCCAACTGTTTGAGTTACGCCTGTAGGATAAGGTAAGGCATTGGCATTGCCATAAACAACAGTGTTACCAATACTATAAGCACGTGAAAAGTCTGCAATATTGCTACCTTCTATAGTAATGTTACCACAAAATTCTTCAATGCGATATTGAAGGGTAAGCATTTGCGCATCTTCATTCTTTATTTCACTACTATAATAAGTCTTTGGTTGTGGCTGTGTACTATTGCCACCTTGCATTGCATTACCCTGTGTTGGTCTAGGATGGGTAGGAATAGTTACATCTAATGATGGAAGAACAGCGGGGAATATGCTATCAGTAATAACCAAATCTCCACGTGCAATACCACTTGCATTAGTAAATACTGCAGATCCTGCGGTATCCGTATTAACCCACGGTGTATTGGTTAATTCAATCGTATAGTAGCAATATTGTGGGGGTACTTGATTTACTTCAGATATTGATAATTCTAAATTAAAAATACCTGTAACGGGCAAGTTAGGAGTTAATTGTTTGGTTAATAATAGCTCAGTGCCATTATTGTTTAGAACACGAAAATACAAATACTTTCCTGCCAAATTGATTGGTTTTTGGTCTTGATTAATAAATGCAAATTCAAGCACATTATCAACACCACGATTTAACATTAGTTGTTTAGCATACACTGTACTATATCTCCTTGTTGCAATAGATCCTGCAGAACTTAATAAAACTACATATTGTCTTTGATTATATAAATACATTTGCGTTTGATATGCAGCCACGTTAAAGGTTCCTTTATAGTATATTTATGTCATCAGATTTCTTAAAAAAATTGAGTGCAAACCATCCATTCATAACTGTTTGCGCATATGCAGGACAAGAATACATTGGTGTCATACAAAATCGTGACGATGATGTAACTACTTTTTATGATTACGGAGCAATCATAGAACAAGAACTAAAAAAATTATTTTTAGAACTTGGTGATGTATGGTGGTGGGAAAGTAATCGACTTATACCCATTAACATATTTCTTAAAGATGAATGGTCGCCATTTAAACCCTATCTTAAAACCTTTAATAATAAATCATTAACAATAATACATGGTCCTGCCACTAGTATAAGTGAATTAACCAAAAGACGCATCAAGCGACGAAGTATCACTCTCGTCAAGCGCATGTAATCCCAACTCATCAAGCAAATTCATATGCACTATAACTAAATGTGCATATGCAATACTATGGGATTTCTTAAATGAATATCCGTCATTACCTTGGTCCCATACAGTTAGCGCAACATCTGCCCATGATTTACCAATCAAATGCCGCTTCCCAGGCCGTATCACCGATAAAAACATTGCCATTCTAGGGATTGAATCAATCTCTTGTGGCATTTTAAGCATACTGTCATAATGATCCCCAATATGAATTAGTTTTTGGAAGAATTCTTTTTCCTTTAATCTACTCCATTGTGGATCACGCATTAATTCAGTTAAATGTTCTTCATCACGTACATATTTGTAAATCCATACATTTAAAAAATCTAGTTTAACATAACCACGATTTTCTGCTTCATGATAATTTAGTGCGCTCCAATCATTAATAGGATCATAAGGTATCTCGGTTACGTATACGCCTGTAGGATGCTTACGTAGTTTATTGTTTGATTTAAGGTGTGCAGAAACGTGTCTAATATGTTGCAATATATCATCACGATTTGCAAAATCTATATCAATATCACTTTTGAATTTCATAATTGGTGCTGTACTAATGTGCTTTTAATTTTATTATTAGTGGCTTTTTCACGATATACTTTTATTTTCCATATATCAGGGTTAATATAATCGTAGATAATCTTAACTTGATCATCATTTAACCGTGACAAAAAATCAATGGCAGTATCAGAATTATACAATACCCATGGACTGATCATACCTTGATATATTTTTTGACATAGACGATTTTCATTTAAAAACTTAAATGCGTCTTTAATTTGTATATTTTCATCACGACACATTTCTTCTAATGTGCCCAAACTACGATTTGTGGCATCATCAACATCTTCGGTTTTTAAATAATCGATTAAAAACTTAGAATATTCCTTATCACTACACCATAAATTAATTGGCACTTTATGTGAAATGAGATAATCAATAAAGTAATGAATGTTAATGACGTTAGTGTTTAAACAGTAGGTAGCAAACTGCATGAATGCCATATAGTATGGGCTACGTGTAAAATCAATATAATCTGTCTTTTTAGTTGATGGGTGATGTTTGGTGAAATAAAATTTCCACGCACCATGCGCATAACGATTTACTTGCATGTCACGTTCTAACCACCTACGTTTTGGTTCACAAAGATGCTTAATGAATAATTTTTCTCTGACAAAAACTTTATTACAAAATTCACATGTATTATTTGCCACACTGTTGCTCATACTCTGCTAATTCCTCATCAGTAACATGTTTAGATAAAATTTCAATATCAATTAATTTCATTGATGGAAATAATTGTGCTAATCGATACTTCTTATTTTGCTCAGTAGATAATTGTGTACTTAACTCACGAATAGACACAGTATCTGCAGTATTATATATTTTACTCAAATAATCCGAAAAATCTTTTGATTTACTATTGGTTTTTAATTCACTAATTTTATTGCTTAATTGTGGTATCCATTGGTGAAATTGTTTACCCATATCAGGACTAACTATACATAACATTAACCACTGCAATTTTGGATGACGTTGTACATACTCATTAAACACATGCTTATTGGCAAATTCTTCAGTTGCTAGTACGTAATACTTACCAACCTCACCCTGTTTTTTGATTGAACTAACCCAATGCAACATCATGTAGGGTACAAACTTCTTTTGTTGTTCCTCAGTTAAGCTATCAAAATATCCGTAGTCTTTGCGATCTAATGCGTCGAGTGCGGCAAATAGATCAAAGTCAACATTTTGTAATTTTAAATCAGAATCCTTCATTTGAGCCTAATGATAATGTTAGTAATGTCATTTCTTCCTCGTTACTGACCACATAATAAAATGTTTCTAAGTACATATCTTGAGTCACCCTAAAAGTAGTAACGATTGTTTTACCTGTTTTTTGTTTATACCAATCTCTTGTAGTTTTACAAACTAAAATGAGGTTAGGATCATCTATGCATGCTATCTCAAAGTCTTTTTTAATCCTATGATATTCATGTCTAGGAAGTTCAAACATTAAAATGCCTGTTTATAATCTACAATTTCACTATTACGACTAATTTCTTTAACAAAGTATATACAACGTGGTTTTTCCCCATCATCTATTGGTACACAAAGAAATTGACCGTTCTTTAACCTTGGTGCAAACCAAGTAACATCATGATATATATCAATAATTTCAATGTCAAGAAAGGTTGGTCTAAACCCACTAATAGGATTAAATTGAAATGCTTTAAATCCACGATCATTAATGCTTGTTAGTGGTACAGTTTCAAGATCACCAAACTCAGGTTCGCCAATCAATATTTGCCAATCTAAGGGCATCTTAATTGTTATATCATCAATGCGCAATACAAGCGCAGGACTGTTGAATGATTCTAAAAAGATTAACGGAATAAAAAAATAATCGACTGCGGTAGGATTGCTATTGTCTAGTATAGCAAACCGTAGATCATCAATTTCTTCAGGTAAATTTTCCAAATTAAATTTAACATCATCCAATAATAGTATGTTCATTTATAGTTCAACTTTTCCATTGTAAAAGGATAATTCGCTTCTTTGTAAAATGCTTTTCGCTGTGTCAAATGACGTTTAGAAAATTTACAACTTGAAGTAATATCCCATATTTGCACAAAATCTTTATCTTCAGCTTTGCGCAATCCACGCCCAATACTTTGTATTACACGTACGAAACTCTTACCTGGCTCGATAAAGACTAAATTAAAAATTCTTGGTATGTTAATACCTACTGCTGCTACACCATAGGTTGCAACAATAATTTTCTCATCTTGCACCGCAACCTCTGCATATTCTTCTTTACGTTTTTTATTGCTAGTTGTACCACTGACAAATACTGAATTAGGTAAACGTTTTACTAACTCTTTTCCTGCTGTAATACGATCTACCAATATAAGAGTATTACCACTTTCCTTTATTTTGTCAATAATATTGGCAATTTCATCCAACCTATTATCTTGTTCTAGTAAATATTTCAATTCACTTTGATAATTCTTAAACAGTGAATGATCTTGTAATTGTACTACGTGCACATGGCAGTTTGCCAATACCCCACGATCTTGTAAATCAGTTGCAGCTAGCTTATTAATAACAGGTCCAATACAAGTTAACAATGCCTCTGACGCAAACTTTTCTTTTGGTACTGTTCCTGTTAATCCCCATCGTATAGCTATTTTAGACATAGACCCACTTAACATTGATTTAAGCACATCTGCTTTAGCCATATGGCATTCATCAATAATCAATGCTACCACATCTTCAATAAATTCTTGTATCGTAATGTCACCAACACCATCTTGAGTATTTTTAATAATATTGTTTAAGCTTTGCCAAGTAACAATAGTATGTGTGCGTCCTAATTCTTTTCTGTCTCCAAAATATACACCAACATCTAAGTTTAAATTCTTATAATCTTCTTCAGTTTGTGTTACTAATGACTTGTTTGGGACAATAACCAAAGTCCTACCAAATGCCTCACAACTATGACTTAATGCTGCTGTAATCAATGTTTTACCCGCACCTGTGGCAATCTCTTGCACACATTGTGGATTGGCTAGAAATTGATTAGTTATTTCAATTTGATAATCACGTAAGATAATAGGTTCGCCTACTTTAGGATGACCTGTAGGCCATACATGACTTGCAAAAGTCTGTTCAGTTACACTGTTAAATGTAAACGATTGCTTGTAATCACGTATATCATCAAGCTCAATATCATATCCACGTTCTTCAAGATATGGAATAATTTGATCAAGCAGGTTGATATACGTACTACCCCCTAGTTGGAAATAGGATACTTTCCCGCTCCAACGACCGAGTTTGACTGCTGGCATGTATCGTGCGCCTGGCATCTCGTACTCAAATCGTTTTACTAAGGTTTTTCTGTCATCTAGATGAAGTCCTTCTATTTTTACGTTGACTTCATCTTTTACAATAATTTTGGCAGTAGGCATGTGTTTATATATTTATAATCAGTATAACTTAAATTCTTGGTATGTCAATAAAAAAGGAGTAATTGGTTACCCAATTACCCCAACTTACTACAGGAGATATCTTAACGATTCTTGTACATCAAGGTACGCTCAACAACTTGTTTCCAACGATCACCCTTACGTACCATATAATCAGCAACATATACAAAAGTACGTAAACTAAACGACTTAAATTTTGTTGCGTTGGTTTCAATGTAAGCAAACAACTCATCAACTTGTTCAGCGGTTAGGTCAAAGTTAGCGAAGAAACCACCATCATTTTGCAAATCCTCATGTAATTGTTTAGCACGTAGCACAATGTGTCTTGCTGATGAACACTGTACTTCAATAGATTTCCAACGTGTTTCCATCGCTTGTAGGTGATTCTTTAAATTTGAATCACGCATTTTGTTTAAATCAAGGTTAGTGATAAAAATCAGGTTACCCTTGAACACAAAACTTTCAGGAATATCTTCCCTACGTAGTTGCGCACTGTTTGAGCGAATGTTTATTCTACGTTCTCCTGTGGTTGCTAGTGCTGCTTTGAGCAAGTTTAGCATTTCAGGATTAAAGAAAATTGCATCACAGTCATCAAACACTGTAATATAATTTGCATCACTACCTTCAAACAAGATTTTGTACAGGTGTACGGGTGAATCACCTAGTGAACCACGTATGATTTGAAACTTTTCACGTGTACCACCAACATTCGTAAATGTTGCGTAACGGTCAAGCACTGATTCTACGATATGGGTTTTACCGCTACCACCCCCACCGCAAATGAATAATCCACCTTTTTCTTCACCACGTAGCATATCTTCAATATGCTCCTCAAGGTTTTCAAAATCTTCTCTAAACCATTGCTTAATTTGTTCATCAGTGGGTTCAGGCTTTGCAACAGGTTCATCTGCTGTAAATTTTACAGGTGCTTTTTTAGGCACTGTAACAGTATTATTATCAGTTATTTCACAATTAGTTACCACAATAGTAGGTTTCTCCGAAATTTTTCCGCTTGGTTTCACCAACAAGCGATCTTTATTTAGTACAACATATTCGTTGGGACGGGTACCTGGTTGGTGAATTTGAAACTTAGTACCGCTAGGAATAGGCTTATCAAAATACTGACCTTCAAACACAGTAATAAACTTGGGCATCTTTAGCTCCGTTGTTTGTCAATCGATTTGAGTAGTATAGCAGGGTGTTGAAACTATGTCAACTAATTAATGATGCGAATTGTGGCTTAGATTTTATGTATGCAATGGCACGATCAATATCATCTTCACTAACACCTTCCATACTGTATATGTATGTAGCTTCATCACGTGATATTGGATATAATTGTAGTTTTTTTACATCATTGTTAAAAAAGCAATTATCAGGAGGGGAATCATGAATACCGTCAACATCAATCCATTTATTACTATTAGGAATGGTTACTACAACATGGCAGTATTCAATAACATCTTCTTCGTCAAAATCGTCATAATAAGTCCCACCCCAAGCAGCTAGTGGATAATTAGTCAAATCATGTAAAGCAATCGCAAATGCATCGCACATACCACTTCTATATAACGATGCGTCTGACTTTTGTTCTAACAATTCAACGATTTTCATGTTAATATTTATCAATTAACGAATACTGTAAGGGTCAAGAAACACTCGTCCATCGTTAGTAACATACAAATACTCTACATTAGGAACATTACCTATAGGGCGATAATAAGCGATTTCACCATCATGTCCATCTTCATCATAAAGTACATCGTAGCAATCAACTTGCTTAAAACGTACTTCTTTACCTGTATGATGACTAGTTACAAAAAACTGTTGCGGGAATTTACCACCGAAATACGTATTAGATAAACCTAAAACTTTATTTGTTTTATCAAAGTCACAATATTGAAGGGGTATACGTTGAAGGTCCATACTTGCGTCCTTTGTTAAGATACAAGTATGATATATCTAAATTGATACTCTTGTCAATACTTTCTTTTTCTGTGGTTTTAATGATACACTAAAATGTGTCGCTTGTGGTTTTTTTACAACTTTGTCTGCAAGGTATTGATACTTAGCACTAACCTCAGCTTCTTTTAAAATTTGTTTCACTGTATTAAATTTGTCCATTGGAATACGATAAAACCCACGATCTAACAAATGTTCTGCTAATTGTTGATCACCTGACAACCCTATTGCTTGCCATAGTGTAAAGTTGTTTTTAATGGTTGATGATTCAATATGTGACATAATTACCTCTATTTTAATAATGAAAGTTCTTGATCCATACTACGACCATGCTCGTTACGTGGTCCTGTCCATACGTTAGTCTTGGCTTCACCTGTTACACGATTAGCCCATAGTTCACAAAATGCACTATGTGGGCTAGTATCATATGTTTTACCGTTTTCATGGCAAATAAATGAACCATCTGCGTTTACAGTGAAACTAACTTTAATAGGATTACCATTAGTGTCATTTTTAGATTGGCTAAATGTTTGTCCTGCTAATTCTGCTACACGATCACGTGATTTATTACTTGTAATATATTTTGCTGCAGCAGGTTCAAGGTCAGTTGGGTTAACATTTTGTTCGCTTGCACCGTAAATATCCATAAATTTAGACACACGTTCAACTAACATACCATCAGTATCTTCAAACCATTCACCTTGCATACGTTCAGGCAATATAGCATGTAACAATTTTTCAACTCTGCTCATACTATCAACTTGCCAATACTTAATCATTGTATAACCAATAGTAAACTTAGTGCTGTTTAGTGCGTTTTCTCTGCTTGGTACGTTAATACTTTTGCCAACTTTTTTCTCAGTAAGTGAACTAATATCCTTACCGCTATAGTGATAATAGCCACCAACGTAGATATAACCTGAATCTGTCATATGGGTAATCTCCATGTAAATTTTAGGTATTGTAGCAAAACGATAATAAAAAAGCACAGACTAGCTGTGCTTTTAAGGATTGAAATTATCCTAAATTACTTTGTTTTGGTCATGCTTTGTGAAGCGTGGTTAACAAAGTTGTACATAGTTTCTGCAGTTTTAAGGACTTGTTCAATGCCTGGGAACTGAGGCATACCTACGGTAGTTGTGACAACACCTTTATCATCACGTTGTACGCTCATTTCCCAACCGTGAAACTTACTATGGTATTCCTCGCTGATTAGGTCTTTAGCCATTTTAAGGATTTCTGTACGGATTTCATAACCGTTTTTGTTGAATTTTACTTCAGTTTTTGGTAGATCAAAATTAGACATGCTACTCTCCTTTCTGTGTGTATGTGTCTATCTTGAGTGCACCCTATGTGCGCTCAAATGTATTTATACTATATACTATTGTATATTACAATTTTTTAGGATGACGTGGGGTTAAAAAATCCCATTCTTCACCAAGTACATATTGATGGTGCAATTTTTCATCAATATAGGCAACAAGTGCTAATGAACCAAGTATAAAATAAGCCAACATCATATTACTTTCCCATCAATTTTACTGCACTTTGCCATTTACCCCTGCGTGTTAAATGACTAGCTAACAACCCTTGACACCATATTTCGTATATCATTTTTAAAATTGTCATTGCCATTTTCCCATGCCACGTTGATATTCACTCATAAATCTGCGAGCACGTGCTTGCCCACTTGCTTCTAAGGTTTTAAAAATTTTATAAGCGATACTACTTAAAAAAGTAATCATTTGTTATATTCCTTGTAGGATTTGTATTCAAACTCTTTAATATAACTATCAAGAGTTGCAGCATCTGTAATGCTTTTTGTACTTAAATAACGCTCCAAACGATGTTGGTAACCATCTTTTGGAAACATTTCAGCTAAACGCTCAAGGATATTGAGCATAAATTGTGATATTAACATTTTCAATCTCCATGTGTATGTGTATCAATTTTATTTATATGTTGCAGTGCGTCAAAGACTTAGGATAAAAAAGGCACCGAAGTGCCTTTTATACTGTTTGATATACTTCATCAAACTTGATTAACGCTAACTGCCTAGCTAACCATAACCTAAATTTAATTCTTGGTGATATATCATCATTTTCTGTAACGATTCTAATTCTAGTAAGATTACGTCCTATACTATCATCAAATACATAAACTTCATAATCATCATCAAAATCTTGTTTAGGTTGTAGTACAACGTCTTTATGACGTGCTAAAATTATTTTTTTGCAGGAGCGTCTTTCTTTTCTTCTTTCTTAGCTTCTGCTTTAGGAGCGTCTTTCTTTTCTTCTTTCTTAGCATCTGCTGCAAATGCGCTTACTGCGAAAAGTGCAGCAAATAGTGTTGCGAATAATTGTTTCATGATATTTCTTTATAAAAAATGCTCTCTTATCCTTACGGACTAAGTTAATATCTCGCAGAGCAACTTAATATTAACTATACTATTACTATTAACGCATGAGTAAACAAAAAGTTTACACAATAATTATTTATTTTTAGCCACCACGCCCACTTCTACGTACCACTGTAGCATTACCAAATCCTTTACTAGGTTTGGGTGATGGTGGTTTAAACCCACCTTTTTGTGGGAATTGCTGTTTAGCCTTGGCTTCATTAGCCATATTAATAAATGGATTTTTTGATTTCTTTTGCTCAGTCATTGTTTTCTCCTTTAACAGATTGTAAATAATCGTACACACTGCCATACAGTAACATCATGGTACCAATACGCTCATCATATAATTTTACTTGAATATGAAATTTTTTAAATGTACCGTTACCATTTAGAAATTCTATGTAGTATGGACTTTTAATATGCTTGTCTAAATCAAGCAATGTTTTAGCATCTACAGCAGTGCGATAAGTTTTCATTCTATTATCTATATCCCACATTTTTACTGTAGTGCTGCTTATTTTAGCTTCTTGAAATCGTTTTTCACCATAATCAGATAGTCGCCACCCACCTTGGGGACGTTGGTCCATCCAAAACATTTCAGGTAAATGTAGATCAATAGTGTTTTCAGTCAACTGAAGAATTTTAGCTGCAACTGCCATTCTGTCAGAAAGTGGGTTCATGCGTCAGGATAAACTTTAGTTCCCTGATTCAAGAATACAACAGAAAATTTATCTGTCATAAATTGTTTATTGAGTTTTTTACAAAGATTGCGAGCGTGGCCTGGGTTGCTGAAGCTTGTTTTTTTATACTTGGGCACAGCATTGCTATCATAATGATGACTATTTTTTAAATTAATAGGTTGATCATCATAAAAAATAGCCCAAATACCTGCTGCTTCTAACACTTGGTCAACTTTATATGTTTTCTTGTCTACCATTTCAACAAGAATTTTAGGCTGTGAACGTGACATTAAAATCTACCTCCATTAACTTGTACTTCAATAACATCGGTAGTAGATTGCTTTTCTATTACTTTGTCAGCGAGCAATTTAGCGATCTCATCACGTAAAGATCTTGCCTCACTAAGTGGCATTATAAAGTCACGATTTGATGTATTATCAATAGCTCCAACTCTGTCAATAAACTTTTTTATGTGAATCATATCAATATTTATGCAGAATTTGCCTCTTCCAAAGTATTGTAAGGACCATGATAAGGATATCGCTGTACAAAAATATACTTTGGGCAAAAGAGAACTTGCCATACATCATTCATTTTAATCTTAAAATATCCTGCAGCATGGTAACATTTACTCTTGTTTGTCTTTGTGTAAACGTGTAATTTTCGTTTTACATCATATACATTATTATATGTTTTACCCTCAGTAGGCCATTTAGCAAATGGTATATGTGCGTTGTAATGTTTTTTATGTGGTTTTTCAAACTCAATGGACTTGGTTTTTTCAATAGATTTAGTATCATCAAAATGTGTGATAGTACCATCGATTGATCTAAAATCATATCCATTACCACTTGCTTCAACATTACCTATTTTGTGGTTGCCATCTGTAACCACCCAATATTGGTTTTTAATAATTGGTTTAGCTTTAAGTATCATGTAAATAATTTATCTCAAAAATAGCCGCTTGTAAAGCATTTAGGATATATTACTCATCAATCTCGCCAAAATTTGTAATATATCTATTTCGTAAAGGACTAGCAACATCAAACAATCCTGATTCAACAAGCTTTAGAAAAATAGGATTGATGGGCATACCTATAAAATTAGTATTTGCAATAACAGGTATTTTATCATCAGAATAGTCTAGTTTCATATTGCCAATAACATAGCCTGTACCATAAGATTCATCAACATCATATTTAACAAAATCACCAAGTTTAAACATTTTCTTCATCCTTTGCTATACGTGCGTTTTTTAAATCAAACCAAGCTAATACTTCTTTTGATTCTAAATCTCTAACTAAATTTTTAATATGTAAGGTTAATTTATGTTTTTGATAGTCATAAGCAGGTTGGTTGTTTATTGCTTCATCCCAATCACGTGTATTAAATGCACCACAATAGTAAAGTTTTTCAAACGTTTGCTGTAAACATGTTTTCATTTGTGGAGTGCAATATACACCTGATGATATTTCCATAGCTAAACACAAAGCTTGTGCATGTGTCATCACTAAACCATTCCAATAAACAATATACTCATCATATTTTGGAAGATATACTAAAACAGGTTTAGCATCAAGTATACTCCAACTATGTTCAGGTCTATTCATATTCTTCCATTGAAGTAAATTTCCAAGCACTGATATCATTCTGTACAATATTTTCAATCAACCCATCAACAGGGCGATACCCATAGGTACAATATTTTACTAAACGTTTTGCAGCTTGTGGTTGTAGCGGATAATTCATTCGCAAAATTTTATGACGAATATCACTTGCAGTATGTTCACCCATAACCCAATTTGTACCATCTGTTCCTATTTGACACACACTAATATCAAAACTATTAACTACATCCTGTAAACTATCATAAAAACGTTTAGTGATAATTTGTACAGTCCAATACCGTCTAATCTTTGATTTGGAAACATAAGCGTAAGTTAAAGCATTTTCTGTATGATATTTTTCTTGTACAGTAGCCTGAGCATGTAATCTTTGTTTTAACTCTTTTACTTGATTACTATCAACACAAAAAATATCAATATCAGCTTGATCTATGGGTTTATGTTGATACCATTGTAAACATGACCCACCCGCAATAAAAGGACCTTGTGGTGTGGGACATATTACCCTAACAGGTTCTTGATCATCTGCATGAACTAAAGGATAATCCTTCTTAGGTTCTTCAGGTTTACCAAATAAATCATCAAAAGAAAAGCGACTCATGCAATTTTTTTATCTTGGAGCAAAGTTTCAAAAGTGCCAAACAATTGTTCAAATTTTACAGCATAAATTGTTTCCAACCCTAGCAAATAGTTTGAAATTTGATCCTTAGTAAAGTTATCATTTTCAAGCACTTGCACGTTTAACAATTTAATTTCATCCGTAATACCCCAACAACCTAAAATTTGTTGTTCTAAATCAAAACGATCTGCCATCATATTCTCCTATACCAAAACGTTGTTGTATAACTTGTTTTACTGCAATAAGTGCTGCGTTCCAACTTGGTGTATCGTAGGGGTCACCATCAGTGCCAACTCCACTATAACCACGCAAATCATCGCATACATTGGAACATTCTGCAAGCACTAATTCAGTTAATTTCATTAAATCTGCTAATGCAGGTTCACTATGTACACCATATTTTGGGCTAGCATATTCTGTACGTAATACATTTGCTTGTCTAGCTATTTCAATAATTTTACTGTTCATTAATTTACGCTCATGTTTCTACTACAATTTTTACCACAATTTTCTGTCCAATTAGTTGATCCTTGGCAATTAGTAAAATAACGATAATTTCCACCGTCAACAAATCTATATACAGTGCATCCATCATGAGTAAACAATTTATCCACTTTAAAGTCTACACCTGCTGCAGTAGTTGACTCAGGTTGTTTTGCACTACAAGAAATTAAAGTAAGCAGTGTGAAAAATATAAGAAGGTATCTCATTTTTCAATTCCAAAGTGTTTTAATATAATACGTTCACATCTTTTATATAATGCTTGATCAACTTTATATTCAATATCGCTTTCATAAAGGTTGGGTTCTAATGATAGTAAGCATTCTTGTATAATAAGGTCAGCAAACTTTTCTATAGCCTTATGATCATAGTCATCCATACTATCCCAACAACCTTGGGCGGTCAGTCCTGCACGATACATTAGATCCTCAAGGCGACTATTCATTCTTCAACTCCGAAATGTTGTTGGATTCCTCTGGCAATCTGCTCTTGGCTAGGAGGCACAGCCCATCTTGTTTCTTTAGCCACATCAGCACATTCCTGAACAATCAACTCGGCGAACTTTTCTCTACCTTTTTCACACGCAAACAAAAGACTGATGATTTCTGCTGGAGTGGCTACTCGCCATTCGCCATCTTCTCGGCGAAGAATTTCACGATCATTGTAATCCCACATGCCATCTATTACAGGTAGTTCAGCCTGTTCAGCCAGTTCCTTAATTCGTTCGTTCATTCTTCTAATCCTAATTCTTTTGCCAGCCCCAAACAAAACCAGTGACAAAACCTATCACATAACAGGCCAGCAGTGCCAAACCAATCTCGTTCATCATTCAACTCCAAAGATATTTGATTAAGGCAGCAGCAAATAACAAGTGTATAATACCTTTACAAATAGCAAACACACTTGTCCAGAAAAAGTGTAATTCTAATCGATTCATCATTCAACTCCGAAATGTTCTTTTAATGAAACCACTCCAAGGTTCAACCCGCCCTGAATAGGCATTGGAACTCCTGACCTTTTTATTTTTTCCAGTTCGGAAATACATTCTCTAACAATCAACTCGGCGAACTTTTCAGCAAAGTATACATGTTCTTCGCTAGCAAAAGGTGCATGAGCATCTGCCCAATCTTGAGCTTGTTCAGCAAGTTCTCGTATTTTCTTGTTCATTATACTTTCCTATTAAGGACAAACCCTTTAAAGTAGATAAAAAAAGCTTTAGTAACATGCTTCATTTGACGTAAATAATATTGACGGTATGACATTATTCCATTCCAAAATGTTCTTTAATGGCTCGTGCAGTGGCACTATCACCATTAAACACTGCAAGTTTAACACATTCAAAAAGAATTAAATTAGCAAATTGCTCTAGATCGGGTTGTGCAAATGGAATCTCAAAGCCTAACCTGTCATACTTTCTTGTAGCCTGTTCAGCTAATAACTTAATTTGTTCATTCATTGAATTAGTCCTGTCAATAACATAATTACAGTAGCAATAAAAATTAAAATCATACCAATACCAACTATAACATCATGCATAAGCGATTCATTCATTTTTAATCCGTTAAGGGTCAATTATACAACTTTTAAACCTATCTTTAGTATCTAATACAACCTTACCCGATTTTTCTTTACATTTTGCTATATGCTGATCGGTAAAATAGTACTCTAATTGGATAACATAATGCATGCTAACACAGAAAAAAGCAATACCAACAACAATTTTAAGAATATTACTTAACATCTTTGGCAATTTGGGCAAGTTGTTTTAAATCATCATATGTAGTTTGACAATCATACAAAAACCACAGGATATCTGTCAACGGTTTTTTTTGATCAATCATATCCTGTAGCATATCTACTGTTCGTACATGTTGTACAAACATTGTTCCACCTGAGTACATTTTACATGCTCCAATAAAGTTCACTTGAAGGATCACAACAGCGTGGCGTATCTGCAGGAATCACAACTTTTTCACCTGTCATGTAGTTTTTAACAGTTTTCATTTCTTCAGTGGGTATTTCAACTTTTTCTACCTTCATCATCTTAAGGTAAGAATCAGACGCACACATTCTAATTGTGTTGGACTTCCCCATAATTTCAATAATGATCCAAGGGGTCATTTTGTTATTACCTGCAGGGGCAAGAAAGATTTTTTTGATAGTACCGAGAAGGTTACCTGCTGCGGAATCCCAAGAAATCGTGTCAGTTACATTCAAGTTCATCTCAATCTCCTTGTTAATCACCATACATGTAGTATATGAAAAAACAAGGAGTGTGTCAAGCGTTTTTTAAATGTTGATTTAAAACAACTACAGATCT